GCAAGACGGAAGAGGAGATAATTCGAGATACAAAGGATAGGGAATGAAAGAACATGACCCATGAGTTGACCGTTCCTCTGTTCAATGCTTCCAAGATTTACCGATCTCCAATTTCGATAAAGTTCCCCCCAAGGGGAATCTTTAGATCGAATTGGTGGTTTCGAGTAATCTATGGTAGCATTACAGAAAGAATTCTCTATATGGAGATAATCGTCAAGGGACATATTAGGTAACAAGAAACGGAGAATCAGTTTTGATAAAGCTGATTTTAAATTATCCGTCGCTCCGGAGTAATCCCCAGAGTTAAACTTGTAACCTTCTTTCCATGACGTTGCCATCCAAGCCACATCCACCTCCTCCACTGGACGTCCTATTAACGAAAACTCTCTGATCTTTTTTAATTTAGACCAGAAATGTTTCTGAATTGGGTTCATACCCAAATAGGCTCCTAGGGAAGGTTTCGTGATAATTCTACCTTTTAAAGGTTCAAGAATCACGGCGGGCTGGACGACATTATCGTTCCAAAAATCCGCTAAACGGATTTTCTCCAGAATATCTTTATTTTCTGGAAGTCTAGAGTAACAAGGAACTATCAACCGTTCACGTTTTACTAAAACACCGTATCTGGTAGTTCGAGTCTCAAGCTCAGCGAAGCATCTTAAAGTTTCCGGTTCGGAAAGTTTTTCCATTAAATCGGAAAACTCCCGACTATGACCGCTTTTAACAGCGTCATCGGAATAAGAGCAATCGCAAGCAAGAGAGTCGATCCCATAACCCACTTGTCCCCCAGCTGATCTTGGATATTGAACTGTAGCATTCATAGAGATATTCCCTTTAGAGATTTGATTATCCCTGGGAATAAATTTCCTTTTGTATTGAACAGAAGCAAATTTCTCTTCTAGAATGTTTAAAAAAAACAGTTCATCCGAGTGGTTGAGGTTTCCCATATCCCTCTTGAGAGCCTTGGCATGCGCTAAAAGCGTATCATCAATTCTGTCAGGACGGATAGGAACCATGGCTTTCTTTAAGCCTTGGAAAAGTGAGTAAAGGTCTACCAGACACTTGGTCTTTCGTGAACGTCCCATTCTATTAATATGAACATACAACTTCCTGGGAAAGAACTTTACTGTCAGCCAAGGAATTTCAGGAAAGTCTGTGCCAAAATAATCGGCAAAGATGTGATTAATCACATACTTAAAGACTTTATCTGTCATTCCAAACATTCCTAGAATGTGGATACGTCTAAATAGACGTTCCTTGGCAAGATCAGAAAGTTGGATTCCAAGAATATCACAGAACTCACTAATACGATCAGTATAATCTTGAGTCTCATCTTTAATGAGCTTCATGATTTTCTGAGTATATTGGTGAACCGTGACTATTTCTCGGAATTCATTCTCGGCGTTGTCGTTCTCAAAAAACAGAACGGGGACATCCTCAGGGTCAGGTCCGCAGTATATGTTAACATATCTGCTCCAATAGTCTAGAAATTTTTGACACAGTTCATCTTCATTTAGTTGAGAGTTAAAGTCGGAGCCTTCACAGGCATGACTTAACATCTTACTTAACGAAAATGTAGGGAACTGGGAATTGCTAGCTCCACCTCGAGATCGTTTGAGCAAGTGGGCTATCGCATTTACCATAGCGACTGTCTCATAAGCACAATTGTGTCT